AATCATTAGGGTAAAATACGATAAAATTAGATGTGTCAAAATACTTTGAATATACATTATAAGTGAAGTGTGAGTTTAAAATTACTTTATCTGATAAAGATAATAATTGTTTTATATCATATGATACGTTAATATCATTTTTTAAATAAGCAGATGGTATATCATATGTATATTGATGTTGTTCTTGACAAAGCCATTGAAAATCATGTACCACAATAAATAATTTAAATTTATATATATCATAAATATTAATAATATCGGTGATTTCTATATTTGTATAAAGAATATTTTGTAATATAAATAAATCATTATCATTAAATTCTATAGATAACAATTGTTCTTTATTATTAATAAATATATATTCATAGTTTTTATACAGTTTCATTATATCTACAAGGTATTTGTATGCTCCTCCAATATTATTATTATGGATAATAAAACATTTAGGACATTGAATAGATTTCCATACAGCGTTATAATTTTCAGATTTTTCATGTTCTGGTCTATCATGTGTATAATAATATAATGCTAATGATGTTCTATTATTATTTATATTATTCCATTTTTCAGGATGACCATGATTAGCGTCATCATCTACTTTAAATAACACAATTCGATTAAATAAAGGTGAAATTTTTTTATCACATGAAGACATTTGTTTATTCCATAATTCTAAATGACCATTATAATGATCTTTATAATCTTTATTTAAATATAGTAATAAGTTAAGTCGTCTATATTGTTTAGTTGTCTTATGTCGATTAAAATCACTATGTATATCTAATTTACCATTATGTTTTATTATATGAATACCACCACCATCACAAGAACTGTCTTTTTGTAAATTATCTATACCAGTGATTTCTTCAAGACATTTTATAAATATATCACTTTCAAAATAATTTTTAATATAAGAAATATATCTTAATTTGTCAAAGTCTCTATAACAAAACTTATTTATTTGAACATTATCCATACCGATAATATAGTCATATAATAAATCACTATGAGGAATATTGTTAATTTCATTTAAAGCATTATTTAATAGTTCCTCTTTAATAATATTATCAAGAATTATATGATTAAATGGTTTTGCAATAGCGAATGATTTTTTTAGGTAATTTATATTTAATAATGATAAATCTATAATATCATGTAATTTATTATCTTGTAGATGAGTATCTTGTATAATTTCATAATCACAATTATCGTTTTTATATAACATTTTAAAATAATTTATGAGTTCTTCATTAGAGCAATCTATATAAGAATAACATTTCATTTTGTCAAAACCCAATGATTCCAATTTATTTTGTAAAACTTCGAGTGTCATTGTATTGCTTAAAAATAAAAAATCATTTCTCTCATTTTTGTATAATTCTTTAATTCTTATATTATCAATAGCATCATTAATAATACAATATTGTACATTATAATCCAAATTAATTCTAGAGTTCATTTTTTTATGTTGATAATCACTTTCTCTTTTCCAAATACGTGAATTATTATTAATATATTGTTCGTTTTCATAAGCATCTAATTTTTTCATTTTATCATGAACATTATACTTATTATAAAACATAGGACTAATATATTTAGGACCAATACGATTAATTTCTGAATTTCTGATATTAGAAAAATTATTACCTTCATCATTCATATATTGAATGTATTGTGCCTTATTATTTTTAACAACTTTATAATTGCTACAACATGTTCTAAGAATAATTTCATAATCATCACATATAGGCAAAAACTCGGAATAACTTTCAAGTTCCATTAAAACAGAACGTTTCCAAATACGAGGATGATTTGGCAAACAAACTAAATGACTTAACGTAATATTATTAATATTTGGAGTATTATAGACATATACCCATTTACCATTAATTTTTTCAGTATAATATCCACCATATCCTTTACAAATAAAATCACCATACGTATAGTTTTTACCATCTCTATATGAGAAAATGGTATCAGCATATATAAAACCGATTTGAGAGTCTGATTGAAAAATATTATAAGAATCCATTAAACAATTATTTAATATCTCATCATCATGATCCATTTCTAGTACATATTTACCACGACATAATGATATAGCTTCGTTTTTAACATTTCCGATATTTCCACTATTTTTATCTCTCTTATATAATCTAACACGATTATCGTGTGATAATGTTTCTTTAAGAAAACTAAAATGGTTATCTTCAGGAGTATCATCCATAATAACCCATTCCCAATCTTTTAATGTTTGTTTTTTAATAGAGTTATAAGCAGTATTTATATAATCATAACTTTTAAAACATGTAGTAAATATAGAGAATATAGGTCTTGTTTTTTCTCTAATATCAATGACATTTGTTATATAACAATAATTTACATTATAACTAAATTCATCAATATTAGATATATCTGATTTATGAAACCATCTACTAGAAAAACGAGATGGTATATTTGATGAAATATAATCATATTCTTCATAATGGGGACCATATGTAACTAATAAATGATAATTCGGATTATATAATTTATTCAAATCATTTATATCATTTGTAATTTGAATAGAACACATAAGTGAATCTCTATTACTTTCTATAAAATTATCAATATGTGAATAATTATTATGTCGAAATAATATAATCAATGGATATTTAGAAGTAGACATTTATATAGTAAAAAAAGTTATATTTATATCTTTTATTTAATGATAAATATAAAAAATATTATAAATATAAAAAATATTATAAAAATAAAAAATATTATAAAAATAAAAATATATACTATATAGAATGTCATTTACTAGATTTCATGATGATCCTTGTAGAATAAAAAAACAATTACAAGAAATGACTGGTCCAGGTCGTTATATGATTAATAAACCAGGATGGGGTGATAAACCATGTTATATGTCAGATCCTCATATGAGAATGCAGGAATGGGGTGGAAATTTACGAACAAATACTATTAATTTGGAAAGTGATTTAAAAGGTTTAACAAGAAGATTAACAAAAGATTGTGAAGAAAATAATTATAAAAAAGAAGCAGTAAAATCTGATGCAATATCATATTCAACATGTGCATCTATAACTGATCAATCCCGTGTAACCGATCCAGTATGGTTATATAGAGATTTAGAACAAGTGAAATGGGATATACTACCTTTAAATCCTCAAGAAAATGTATGTAAGCCATTTCAAAATAATTTAAACACAAGACTTTTAGAAAAAGATTATTTTGTTCCTGATGTTCCATGTGTTCCTAATAATGGTGGAAACATATTATCTGGGAATGCTTTTACAGGCTTTGGTAATAATATAAATGTGAATAATTGTGCAAAAACTCAAACATGTGGAGAAATAAATAAGAGATAATAAATAAATATGTTATGTATATTTTTTTATAAAAATATATAACATATATATAAATGGAGTTAGCCGTACCACTAGTAGCATTAGGAGCATTATATGTAGGTTCTAATCAAGAAAATAAAAAAGAAGGTTATGAAAGTATGGGAAAACCTGTTAATTCATTACCAAATTATAATAAACCACCTATTAATTATCCAATAATGAAAGATGTAAAAGATACAAATGTAAAAAAATATAGAAATCCAAATACAGTAACAGATAAATATTTTAAACCATCAGCATACGAAGAATATAAAAATGGTCCCGATCAATTTGGAAATACATCAAAAACGAATGATTTTACAAGTCTGACAGGTAATACAGTAGATAAAAGTAATTTTAAACATAATAACATGGCCCCTTTTTTTGGAGGTAAAATGCGAGGAAGCACTCAAAATCCAAATGTTTCGGAACAAGTATTAGATAACATGAGCGGTTTAGGTAGTCAAAGAATTAAGAAACAAGAACAATCTCCATTATTTGCACCACAAAAAGATATAAGATATGCAAATGGAACCCCCAATCATAGTGATTTTTATCAATCCCGAGTAATGCCAGGATCTAAAATGTCAAACGTAAAATTATGGGATGAACAAAAGGTTGGTCCAGCATTAGATGCAGGATATAATACAGAAGGAGAGTTGGGTTATAATTCAGGAATGGCTGCGAGGGATAAATGGGTTGATAGAAATGTAGATGAACTTCGTGTAGCAACAAATCCAAAACTAACATTTGGATTAGCAAACCATGAAGGTCCAGCACATTATTTTAACAATGCGCCGGCAACAGTAGAAACACAAGGTAAGGTTGAGAAATATTTACCTGATAAATATTTTGTCAATACACCTGATAGATGGTTAACAACCACTGGAATAGAGAAAGGTCAAAAAGTAAGATCTATTGAAGTAGCCAAAGATGTAAATAGAAGTACAACTGGGAGAGAATATTTTGGTGCTGATTCTAACCCCGAAGGAACAAAAATGTATACTCCAGGAGAATATCAACAAGCCAAGCGTCCTGAATTAGAATCAACCCCAATTACAAATGCTAATAGAATTGGAGGAGGAGGAGCAAGTTCAGGGGATTATGGAAAAGATGGATATAAATCTCTTCCTAATAATAGAAGTACAGTTAGACAGGAATCCGAATATGGTAGTGTAGGTGGATTAATGAAAGCAGCAGTTGCTCCTTTATTGGATATATTAAGACCATCTAGAAAAGAGAATGTAATTGGTAATATAAATCCTTCTGGTAATGTTCAATCACATGTTGCTGCTGCTCGTGTTTGGAATCCTGCTGATAGAGCTCCAACTACTATAAAAGAAACAACCGTTGGATTATTAGATAATAATCATTTAAATGTAGAAGGACAAAAAGATGGTGCTTATATTGTAAGTGAGCAACAATCAACAGAACAAGAAAGAGACACAACAAATTGTGAATATTATGGTGACGGAGGGAATAGTACTGGTGTTGCTTTATATAATGCAGCTTATAATCAACGTAACAATGTTAATAAGACACATAAAAATAGAGCGAATCAGGGTGGAATGTCTATGTTAAATCATGAACAAAAAGTTAAAATAGATAAAATGGATCAAGATAGATATAACAATAGATTATGGGTTAGAAATGGTGGAAGTAATGGTGTAATACCTTCTCTTGAAACACATGGAAAAGTGAATGTTCCACAATATTATGATAATTGTCAAAATTGTGATAGAATTAATCCAGATATTTTAACAGCATTTAAAGAAAATCCATATACTAAAAGTTTAAGTAGTTATTAAATAAATAGATAGAATAAATAGATAGAATAAATAAATATAATTAATAATTAGTTAAAAACGAATTAATTATTAATAGTAATAATGACATCATTAAGAATACATTCAAATATAATTAATAAATTAGATGATTTTATAAAAAATAAAAAAATTCCAAATATTATTTTTCATGGAGAAACAGGAAGTGGTAAAAAAACAATATTATTTAATTTTTTAAAGAAAGTTTATAAAAATGATAAAACAATGATAAAAGATTATATAATGACAGTGAATTGTGCTCATGGAAAAGGAATAAAATTTATAAGAGAAGAATTGAAATTTTTTGCTAGAACAAATATAAATATAGACGAAGGTTCAATTTTTAAGAGTATAATATTATTAAATGCTGATAAATTAACAAATGATGCTCAATCAGCATTACGAAGATGTATTGAATTATTTAGTCATTCAACCAGATTTTTTATAATAGTTGATGATAAATATAAATTATTAAAACCAATATTATCAAGATTTTGCGAAATATTTATTCCACGTCCAATGATTAATAAAAAAGAAATAAATCTTCATAAATACAATTTAAATACAACATATAATATTCAAAAATGTTATAAAGAAAAAAAAATAAAATTTAAACAATTCTTTGATAAAATAAAAGATAAGGATATACATGCAATAAGTGAGTTATTATATGAAAAAGGGTATTCAGGATTAGATATTATAGAATATATTAAAGAAATGAATATATCTGAAATTAAGAAATACGAATATTTAGTATATGTTCAAAAAATAAAAAAAGAATTTAGAGAAGAAAAGTTATTAATGACGTGTATACTTCATTTTTTATTAAAGCGTTCAGAATACACTTTAGAAAATATTGCTTTTATGTAAATGGACGATTATTCTATATCAAGTCTTCAAGAGTCACGAAATGAGTGGTGTGCAAGATTAATTAATATATTAACACCATTAGTAATAGAAGGTATAAATTCAATTTTTACTGAATCATGGAATTTATGTGATGAAAATGACGAATTAGATAAATATTTAATGACATTTCAAAATTTTTTAGGAAGAGTTCCCAAATGGAATCCAACAATTATTACACAAGAAACTAATAGAATTGTTGAAAAAAGTAATTGTGGATATTTAACTGATTTAATTAGTTGTGTTCATATAATTCAATTAAAAAGTTTAACTTGTATGAGAGTTGGAAATAAACAAAAAAAAATAGATATTAATGTTCCATCATTAGAAAATTTTATTCATAAAGTGTATATAAATACTGCAAGAAAAATGTATAAAAATATTTATCTATTTGAAAAAAATTTATATCCATTACAAATTCAGAAAAATAAGAGAGAAATTGAAATAATTATTAAAGAAGAAATATTAAATTCAATTCGTGATAATATTCCAGTAGAAGATATATTAAAAGTATATTTAGATGAAACTATAGAAGATGATATACAAGTAGAAGAAACAGAGGAGATTATTTCTACCGAGCCAATAGAAGAAGAAACCAATGAGAATAATGATATTGAGAATAATGATATTGAGAATAATGATATTGAGAATAATGATAGTAAGAGTAATGAGAATAATAAATTATTAGATGAAGAAATTCCTCTAATAATAGATGATTTGAAAACAGATGAAAATGACAATAAAACAGATACTATACAATTTGATGATATTGATAGAGCAGTTGATTTAAATAATAAAATAGAAGAAATTATAGCTCCAAAAACTGAAGAAAGATTACAACAAATTAGTAATGATAGAAATGAAGCAAGAAAATTAGAAGAGTTAGATGATGATGATGATGATTATGAAAATGATAAAATCACTATTGGAGATAAAATAAATTTAACAAGTATAGATGTTCATGATTTAGAAAAACCAAAACAATTAAATAAAGTTCCTATTGGATTAGAAGAAATTCAGATATTAACATAATTAACATAATTAACATAATTCGTTAAAAATTAATTAACTTTATTTATACATATTTAAAATGCAAGATATATTCATATATTCTTTAGCCATATGTACCGTATTTTTTTTATATAAGTTTTTAGAAATGAAATTTCTTCCAGATGATGAAAAGAAACCAGTTAATGTTATTGTAAAGGAATCTTTAGTTGTATATATTGTATCAGTAATTGGTATTTATATATATTCTCAATTTGATATACCTGAGTTACCTAAATCTAAAAATACATTGGCGTTTGTAGATAACCCATCATTTTAAATCTTCAATGGTCTAAAAATCTAGATAAATATAATAATTCAAATAATTATTATTATATTTATTATTATATTTATTATTTTAATATCAAAACAGGATATTTATCAATATTCATGATATGTTTATTCTTATTTATTTTCTTTTTACTTATAATATATTCTTTAAATATATCATTTTCTAATTGTTTATACGGTACAGCATTATGAATAGTTCTTGCTATCATTTTATATAATTTAAATTCTGGATATCTCTCTTCACCATTTGTTTTATATAAAATATTTCTACCTTTATCATCAATTAACCAATCGTTTATTAATTTGGCTATTTTATTTGTTTTAATAATTTTATCAGATTCATATAAATCTTCTATAAAATAATCATAAATACAACATGCCAATCTACACAAATCAAAGCTAGGATTTGGATCTAATCTAGGCTTTTTTTCATTAAAATATGGCTCACAGTTATATTGAGATGCAGCGTCTCCTTTAAAATGAAAACTATCACTACACATTATTTTTCCATTAAACTTATATATAGCTCTTCCAAAATCTATTATTTTGTATATTTTTCCAAATGTAGGAACTTTATAATAGATATTATTATAGTGATAATAAATAAAACTTTTATCTGTATTTACAAACATTATATTATTTGTATGAAGATCATTATGTGTAAATGAAAACATCTTTTGATAAGTTACGAGAGACATTATTATTTGAAATAAACAAGAAATCCATTCTTTATTATTAAGTAAATCATTTTCCATTAAATAATCTAATGTATTATCACATTTTTCTAAACAAATCATTTGAATTGGAAAATTATTTAATGAACAATTAATATTTTTTTCAGATTCGTCTGAATATTGAGAATCATCATCAGAACCATCATCAGAACCATCATCAGAACCATTATCAGAACCATCATCAGAACCATTATCAGAACCATTATCAGAACAATCGTCAGAATCATTATCAGAACAATTATACTGTGTATTTGATGATTTTGAACTACACGATGATTCAGAATCAGAATCAGATTTTTTTTTTAAAGAATAATTATAAATACATAAATCGTTTAAATTTGCATATTGTAAATTATTATCATTATTATCATTATTATCATTATTATCATTATAATTATTGTCATCATGAGTAATATTATCTAAATCTAATTCATGTATTTTTTCACCAATAATTAATTTTTTTTTATTTGTTCTTGAGTCTATATTAAAAAAATTATCATATTCATTTGTTTCTACATTGAAAAATATATTTTTCTTTTCATGAAAAAAATCACTTTCATTTAAATAATCCAAATCATCTGCTATATTATATAAAAATTTATTTTGTGTTCCTATAAAAGCACCATAATAATCTATACTATTAATAAATTTATATTCATGCAGCATTTTACTTGATAAATATGTAAAAAACCCATCTACATAAGCAGTGTTATTTTTATCTAATAATTTAGGAAATTTATTTTTTTTTTCAAAAGATGGCAATTCGATTGAATAATTTTCTGATAAATCATATTTACCTGTTAAAAACTTTAATGGATCTAGTAATGGAGAGAATTTACAAAATATTTCCCTTTCTAATAAGACATTTGAATTATCTCTTATTTCTACATTTAATGTGTTTTTGGTTATTTCATTGTTAATTTTATTGATATAATATTTTTGATTTAAATTAATGTTATTAAAATTTACTGAGTTCAATGAAAAAAAATTTTCATATAATGGAACATAATTCTGTAAATTGCGAATACCTAAATTAGTGGATTCTTCTAAAGCACGAAACACATCCTCATTTTTTGTTTTTCGATAATACAAAGAAAAGTTCATTCTTTATTATTCTTATAATAAATATAATAATTAATTTTAACTTATTTTAGCGTATTTTTATTTATTTTTTAATATGTATTTATCATAATCACAATAATGAGTTTAGATTTAAGTAAGTTTGATATGAAAAATATTAGTTTTCGTCCTGATGAAAATAAAGGTCCAGTTGTTGTATTAATTGGTAGAAGAGATACTGGTAAAAGTTTTCTTGTGAGAGATTTACTCTATTATCATCAAGATATTCCAATCGGCACAGTTATATCAGGCACTGAAGCTGGTAATGGATTTTTTTCAGCACATGTTCCAAAACTATTTATCCATGATGAATATAAAACCGCTATTATAGAAAATATATTAAAAAGACAAAAGACAGTAATGAAGCAAATGAAAAAAGAAATGGATGCGTATAAGCGAACAAATATCGACCCTAGAGCATTTGTCATTTTAGATGATTGTCTATATGATAATAAATGGACCAAAGATAAAATGATGAGGCTCCTGTTCATGAATGGTAGACACTGGAAAGTGATGTTAATTATCACTATGCAATACCCATTAGGTATTCCTCCTAATTTAAGAACGAATATTGATTATGTATTTATTTTAAGAGAACCCTATATTGCCAATAGAAAAAGAATTTGGGAAAATTATGCTGGTATGTTTCCTACGTTTGAATCATTCTGTCAGGTTATGGACCAATGTACAGAAAATTTTGAGTGTTTAGTTATAAATAATAATGCCAAATCTAATAAATTACACGAACAAATTTTTTGGTATAAGGCACAAAATCATAGTAATTTTAAATTGGGTTCAAAAGAATTTTGGGAATTATCTAAAAATATTAATAGCGATGATGAAGAAGATGACATATATGACCCAAATAGTGCTCAAAAACGTGGTGCTGGTCCAAAAATTAATGTTCGAAAAAATAAATGGTAAAACAATTATTTATTTAGTAAAACAATTATTTATTTAGTAAAACAATTATTT